TACAACCTGACCCATCTACAATAGTAACCGTATAATTACCTTCACCTAAATTAGTTAAGGTTGAACCTGTTGCACCATTTGACCAATTGTACGTGAATGGTGGTGCCCCATCATAAATTTGAACTTGAGCGGTCCCGTCATTAGCCCCCGTACAATTTGTGGTTACAATACCTGTAATCAAATTACCTCCTGTTGTGATTGAGAATCCTGTGGAAACGACACATCCGTCAGCATCAGTAACACTGATTGTATATGACCCAGCCGCTAAATCTGTATAAGTTACAGACGATAGTGGAGAATCTATTAGAGTGTCACCATTACTTAAAATATAATCTAAAGGTGCAGTATAACCCGTACCCACCGTAATAATCGCTTCGCCATTTAATTGTCCACATGTAGAACCTGTAGTCGAAGCGCTTATTGTAAATTTAGGTGTTGATGTTACGTTTACCTGTTCTGTATAAACACAATTACTACCACTACCTGAAATTGTTACAAGATATGTGTCTGTTTGTAGGTTTGAAAATGTGTAAGTTTGACTTTGGCTATTTTCTGATTGAACATTTCCTGACGTTTGTCCCGATAATGTAAAAACATAAGACTGATTAGTCCCACCAACGGTAACTTGTATTGCTCCTCCGTTTGCATTACAAACAGGATTTGTTGTTGATATATTTACAGTATCAAAACCTCCCGGTGTTATTACGTTACCGCCAACAAAAATCTCACAATAACTTGCGTCTCTTACTAATACTTGGTAATTTCCAGCACTTAAGTTTGGAAGTGTGAACGTATTATTAAGTGTATAACTTACATAACCAGTTGTTGCCGAATAATAAAAAGGTAAGGTTCCACCTGTCACTGTGAAAGTTAAAGAACCATCATTTTGAAAGCACGTAGGTTGTGTTGCCGTTAAAAACCCTAAACCTAATGGGTCTGCAACACCAACGGTTTCGCTTTTGGTTGTTTGACATCCAAGACTATCCGTTACAGTACAACTATAAACCCCTTGAGTTAATCCTGTAATAATTTGTGTTGTTTCACCATTACTCCAAGAGTACGTATATGGTCCTGTACCCGTAACACCTGTGACTGCCAATTTACCCCAATTCTGAACACAGTTTGAAGTATTTACCTTCCAAAACCCAAAATCGACCGCAGTACTTGTACTTATAAGTGCATTTTCAGTATATGCGGTCGCTAAACCATTATCTACAACAATCGCATAATATATACCATCACCTAAGTCCGTAAAATTATGTGGAAAAACCGTCGCAACTTCTGTTGAGTCATAAACACCATTTTTATATAATAATATGGTATATGGTGACCCTGACGTTGCAGCACTTACTTGTAAAAATCCGTTATTTACCCCGCAAGTGGTTCCACTCGCATTAAATATTTTAGCATCAAAACAACCACTCACAGTTACGTTGATGTACAATTCATTATTTTGTAATCCTTGTGAGTCGTTTAATCTAAAAACATATGTTCCACCCGAAAGCCCTGAAAACGTAATTTGTGTTGTCCCTGTTTGAGCACTTATTGTTGGGTCAAAAACATTATCAATCGTATAAGGTGGAACACCACCAATAGGATTAAATTGAATTGTTCCTGTTGCTGCAGAACATACCCCAGTTAATGAAAAACTATAGTCAAGAATTCCTTGATTACAATTTATAGTACAGGTTTGTCCTGTTGCAATGTATACACCTATTGATGAACCTGTATATGTTTCATCCAAACAAATACCTTCTCCAACGGATACACCTGTTCTTGTGAAACCACAACAATCCACATATGTATATACCCCGTTAGTTAAACCTGAAACACAAGCCATTTTTTATATTAACAAATTACGTATCCGCTACCAGTGTTTTGGATGTTTATGTAGATAAGGTTTGAACCACTAACTACTGTGTGTGTATTGTAAGAACTAATTCCACAATATCCCGTATAAATACCACTATTGTTACCACTACCAAATACAATATTATTAAATGTCGAATTTAATACCCCAAAGTCAATAACACTACCAACAACCGCAGAAGTTCCGTAAGGTTGGTAGTTTTGGAAAGTAGATGGTTTATTTCCAACGGTTTGTCCATTCAAATAAGTCCAAGCACCGCCATTAACTCTATAAACAAACGATACGTTTGCTGGTAACGCAACAGGTGCCCCAAAATAGAAATTCACTTCAGAGTAAACCGGAGTCGGTGTTGGCGTCGGTGTAGGTGTTGGCGTCGGTGTAGGTGTTTGTGTTGGTTCTGGTGGTGTACAATTTATATCTATATCAATACCAATATTCAAATATAATGTACTAGCTGAGAAATTATCATAACAAGATGAATTACTTACAATTAAAGTATTACCAGCAAAGTAGTAATTTAATCCATAGTTATATAACCCCGCAAGTTCTGTATCTAAAGCGTTAATTAATTGAGTCTGTGTTGGGTAATCATTAATACCGTAACCAGTGTAGAATTGTTCTTGTACTAATATTTGTGAGTCCAATCTACAATCAACATACCAATTAGAAACTATACTGTTTAAATCACACATGTTTTGTGTGAATCCGCTTTGAGTTAATAAACTTGAAAGTAATGATTGAATCATTTCTGAAGGTGAGCCTTGAATTGTGCAAGTAAGTGTTTGGTCTATACAATCATAAGCGAATGGTTGTCCTGTATATTTACAAGGAATACAAGCAACCGGAATAATTTGACAACCTCTTTGTCTTCTCCAAACGTACTTTTGTCTATGGAAAATAGAGTTTTCCATTTTTTGACCTGTCAACCACAATGACGTACCAGGAACCATTTGTTCTAATAGTCTTTGCCAATAATCACCAAGACCCAAAGTATAATCAATCATTTTTTGGTAAGTGAAGTTGTTGTTTGGGATACCTATAGTTTGTTCAGATTGTAAGTAATTCCAAAATACAGATTGTAGGGTCGGATAACCTCCCGTTTTACCATCGCTTATAGTTTGTCTGTTTCTTACATTTATAAAATTGTTATAGAAACTTTGAGCGAACTCAAAGAAAGTTTTTTGTTTTGGTTTTGGGTCAATATGCGTCCAATCGACATTACCTGGATATGGGTATGGTGCAGTTAGACCTGAATTAGGAATCGGATAGTCATACTTAACGGACATATCCCATACATCATATACCATACCTTGTCCCATATTCACGTATAGTTCAAGATTTTTTGAGTTGATTACTAATTTATCGTTTGATATTGAATAATCAACCCCATTAAAGTTATCGTTATTTTTTCTTGTTCCAACTTGGTCAACCACCCAAGATTTTTGATTATCAGATACTCTTCTTAAAGTATACCCGACATTCATGTCAGGAAACTTTCTAAGACTATTCATGTAATCTTGCCCAAAATTAAATGGTTGTAACTTTGTTATTAAGTATGGGTTTGAACCACTAAATGATGAATTTTCAGAGTCGGTAACTTGAGCTGACCTATGTTTTGCGGTTTTTTCAAACCAACCTGAACCTTTTTGAAAAAAGTTATCAGTCGTTTGTTGTGGGCTTTTTGGGTATCCCTCACTATCTACACCGTAATCCTGTAAAGTCGTATTAACTAATTTAATTAAACCACTATTTGTATATCCTGTATATTGAACTCCTTGTATTTTAAATACATTAGTCCCATCTAAAACAGGTGTTGTTACATATTTTGTTCCACCTGATATACTAGCATATTCTTCATTAAATTTATCTACATTTATTTTAGCATCTGCAACATATACAATCTCATTAAACTCTAACAAAGCTTCAGGAGCTCCAATGAATCTCATAACATACTCTAAAGATTGTCTCGTACCTTTAGTTTTATACATATAAGCCGCATTCAATATTAAGTTTCTATAATATTGATAGTTTAACTCGGTTGGTGATGGTGTATTTTCTTGACCAGGATAAATTTGTTGTGGTTTTGGATTGAAGACTGATGTTAAAAAGTCTTCATTCGTATTTGGTGAAATGTTTGGGTTTATACCTAATGTTTGTGCTAAATTAAAAAGTAATTGTGATGGAATATCATTACCCACTTGGTAATTAACCGATGTCATATTAGCTAAGCTGTCTATGAATTTTTTTACCTCATCAAAACTTCTACCATAAATTTGTAAAACTTTTTCAACTTTTTGGTCGGTAGTATCAAATTCTTTAAACGAACCTGTTATTAAGAACCTACTAATTAAATTTGTTTTATACTCGTCTAATCTTTCGGCTACTAACTGTAATCCATCAAGATATTCTGTAAATATACTTGATTGAATGTCTAAATTCCATACACCATCAATTGGCCAATTTAAAGTCCTATTATATTGAGTATACTTACCATTACTATCGTATTCAGGATAAGAAAACGTAGCACTATATTTTGGAGTTGTGTTTTGATTTAATAAGAATTTTTCAACCTCATCAAAATCATTTGTAAAAATTTGTTGAGTTTTATCATTATTTGGCCTGATAACTAAAGTCCTTATTGATGTTGTCAAACCACTAAACACATTACCTTTAACGGTTATAGTTAAGGTTCCTCCGGATAAATTTGGTGTTGGTACAATATCGGTTAATGGGTATTCAGTTTGTAAATCACTATAATATAGAGCATAACTTTCGTACTCACTTGTGAGTGCTCTAATTGGACTTATTGGAAATGGTCTTACTTCTAAATTTCTTTTCGCATTTACTGAATAGTCAATTTCAAATGGGTTTCTAAATAGACCCGTATCCATGTCAAATGTTGTCTCATCGTTTATAGAATCATAAACGATATTAAATGCAGTGTTACCTGTATATAAACTAGATTGTTGTTTGGTGTAAACCTCAATTGCTGCCGGAAAATTGTTAATTATTTTAATAGCGGTTGAAGATATCCTTTTGGCTAACGAACCGTAAAGTGAAAAACTTGTAATTTCCGATAAATCAAAGTTTGGATAAACTTTAAAGTTTTGTTCAATTATCGCTTTAGCCTCTTCAATACTACCTACATTAAGATTTTCTAATGTGTATGGTTGTGAAAATACACCAGTATCAAAATTTCTATTTGTTTTTTCATAAATGGCACTTGTGAATTGAAAATTACCCTGCGTAAGTCCACCCGCATCAGTAATCTGAACTCCGACAAGATTATCTGCGAAAGTATTAGTTCCAATAGGTGGGTAAAATATTTTATTTGCCATTAAGTAATAATATTTGTAAAGTTTTTACTAAAATCTATATTGTTACCTCTATCTTGTCTAACTTCATATAGTAACTCGTTAAAGTTATCTCTAACCTCAAATAAGTTGTATTGTTTATATATATTGTTGTTACTGTCGTATAATGTGTAAATTCCGTCTTCCATACTTTTTGTTTGGTTACCGTAAAGTGCAATAGCCAATGTATCCAAATCATAATCTGCCATTTGAATATCGATAGTGATTGGATTAAAGAAAGTGTTAGTTACTATAATATTTTGATTTGGTTGACCAATGAATGGTGTTGCCGTTGGTTTGTTTGTTGGTGAAGATGATGGTGACAAAGTACAAAATACTAAATCACTTCCCCCATCCACATATCGATATCTTATTGTTTTTTGTGATGAGTTAATTTGTTCTGTTACTATTGGTTCACAAAAGAACGATGATGTAACTATTCTATAAAAGTTAGGTATTTTACTACCATCATTATTTAAGTACTCAACTCTAAAACCAACTAATCCTTGATTTGTAAATTTATTTCTAAATTGTGATGGGACATCATTAAGATTTATGATAATACCTTTCACATTAGGTAATGCCGATAATACACCACAGTCCGTAATTGTTGTTCTTATTTCTGCCGGTTTAATGTATAATGTGTAAATCCCCTTCTTATCGAATTCGCTTGCAGGTAATTTTAAATTATAAAGTCCTCCTAGTATTTCAACTCCAGCATTTCCACCTGTATCAGCATTATGGAAATAAGGTGTTAAAATACTTTGTGAGTTTAATTTTTTAAGTAAAAAATTATTTGTCACATCCCTACTTGGGGTGTAATGTAATATTATATCAACATCTGCTGGTGATACGTCTGAAGGTCTTACAATACCATAAGTTCCTAATGCCATTTTTTTATTTTATAAATAGTTTATCTATATTTTTATGCAGTATTAATTTTAAAGAAACCGTAACCGTATCTTTCTAAATCTCCAATATTATCAACTTCACCTAACCTTTCAATCGATTCAAAGGCGCTATATTTTCCTCTTTCAACATACACATCAGTTTGAATTTGGGGTGCCATAACAAAATCAAGTAATTGTTCGTTTTTAACAATCATGGACGTATCAAAATCATTAGCAGTTAAACCATTACTATTCATAACATAGAATGTTTTTCCATTAGGTAAATCGTAATAAGTTATTGCTTCAATAGTATATCCCGTTATCCCATCGATTATTGAATCTATTTTACCATAAAACTGATTGTTTTTTGTAAAAATGTACCCAACAGTAAATGGATTTGACCCATATCTTTTTAAGTCTTGTATTTTTGATTTTGTAAATCCTGAAACAACAAATGGTGTTGTTGTCCAGTTAGATGAAGCTTGGTATGATGGGTTATTATTACTATCTAATGGATAAATGTAGTTATATGCGATAGGTGTCCCATTCCAACTTCCCCCTTGTGGTGTGAAAGATATAAACCCATTTGGGTTTGGTGTAAACGCTGGGGCTAAAGGTATTGTTACAGGTTTAGATATAGTTGTTAAACCAAATGGGTTTGAGCCTGATAATGTTATCGTATAATTACCTGCATTTTGATATACATGAGTGATTTGTGTGCCCACCAATTGCTGAATCGATGAATTGTCTCCCCAATCAACCGCGTAAGTACTAAAATCTAAATAACTTAAAGTAAAATCTCCTGATGTGTTATAAAGAGTTAATGAATATAAATTAAGTGGTGTTGTTGCCGAATATAAAAAATTGGTAACCACATCTTTTTGACACAATAAACCATCAAATTCTGAATAATACCCTACATCATTATACGTTTGTGTTAACATAATCGGTATTGTCAAACCTGTAAGTAGTGAAGAACCATTTGTCCCACCACTTAAAATTTGTGACATACCTGAATATATTGCAAAATTCTGAGTTACTGAAGTAAAAGGTGTTGAATTAGTAGGGACACCATTACTTGGTAAGTCGTAGTAAGTTTTTGCAGTATAAACTAAATTAAAGATGTCACTCGATAATACTTCAGGTGATATTTTATAACTATATTCTTCAGCTTCCATTATGGGTTCACGTATTCGTACCAGGTTATAGCTTCATTCGCTGTTTGACCAACACCCACCCTAACTTGTGCCGGCGATTCTCTATATATTTTATATTCATAAGTGCTATAATCTAACACTACCGAATAGTAAAAGAATTGTTCTTTATCAAAATTAAATTTAACAGGTCCTGAAAATCCAGATTGTGGTTGATTAATCATTCTAACAAATTGACCTATTTTAGCATTGAAGAATTTACAACTCATATAAAATTTTGTTCTCGATATATATGACTTATTTCTTAACCAATAAAAGAAGAACCCTTCTTTATCTTGTCCAACATAATCTAAAATGTATTTTGGTTTTTTAACCATGACGTTTGTAGGATTTAATGCTGGTCCTATTGTTCCCGGTTCCTTTACACCTTGTTGTGTTGGTAAAATTACACTAAACATTATCTTTTGACTTTCGGCAATTTTTGTATCATAAAAGTCTAACTTGAAAAACGAACCTTTAAAAGAATTTGAAAAATAATAAATCTCAGAATCTGTAAAAGTTGCATACTGATAATCATCCAACCAATCACCTATACTTGGTGCGTTTGTGTTAAATGTTGTGGGTAAGTTTGGATTAAAGAAATTAAAAACATAATTTATTTCCGTTTTGTCAGGATTTGAATCCCATGGTGCATGTGCGAATCTACCAATCTCAAAGTCTTCAATACCATTTATTAGTTGTTGAACAACATTTGTTTGAAACTCTTCAACACCTTCCTCTCTACCTTCCATATCAAAACTAATATTAATTGGAATATTAATTTCAGTGTCATTTGGATTTAATTTATATCTATAATAATTACTCACAGTCGTCTGTTGTAGGTTGGTTTATAATTGTTGTAACAATTTCATCAGTTCTTTGCATTGGTTTTTGTAAAAACAAAACTTGTTTATACGGGTAATGAGCCCCATTAACAAACGGATAATCTAAACCATTACCATCGGAATCTATAAACCCAAAACTATATATGTCTCTCCAAATAAAGGATTCATTATATTTGGAATACCACGCATAACTTGGTATTCCATCAACATTATTTTTGGATGACGCTTCTATATAATTACTATAAACTCTAATTGGTATTGAGTGATGTGGTTCATAAACATATCCGCTTGGTAAGTTTAATGGTGAATTATCAGAAAAATACGAGCTATTGAATGAGTACTTATGATACATTCGTGAAATCACATATTCTTTTTGTTCGATATAATTGTATTCACAAAAATCTCCCTTTATTGTTGAACCTGTCGTTAAAAAATCGTTATAGTAAAATTTTTGACCACTTCCTGCAGGTTGTTCATAATTAGACAAAGGTATATTATCTTTGTTATTGGTTGATGTGTGGTTCCACCATGTGTCGACAGAATTTGATAGGAAGTTAAATCCCCAACCAATATCAATACCCGTAGGTTGGTTGTTTGAATTTATTGCCGGTGGGTTAAACCATCCCATATACCCCCTTTGTATAAATGATAAGTATAGTTCGGTAATTGGGTTTCCGTTATTATCCTGTAATCCCGCAATTTGTATATCTTTATTTAAAACAAAACTAAAAGTTTTAGACCCTTCTTTAACCGAAACTCTTTGTGTATTATTAGGTGTAAGTGCCGAATATTCTATCTTAGATTTAGTGTTAAATGGTATGTTTTCAAACCCCGCCTGTGTTATATTAAACTCATCGTTAGTTGATAATACTTTATGTAATCTGATGTAATAAATTGATTTTGTTTCGGCGCTGTTTACAATGTTTGTAATCCTTTTAAAAGTCCCATTTAATCCTGTTGTGGTTTGGTTTGTTGGGTATTTTAAGTTAAATACTGAAAATACTTTTTCTTCTGAACGATACTGTCCATCACCTAACCCAAACACTTCAAAAACTTTTTTACCACCAATACCGTTAGGTAATGTTGGCATATTAATTTCAATAAACTCACCAACATTAAGGTTATGCTGCACACCACAATAGAAAAATAAAACTTTTTTACCATTTATTACTCCTGTACTTAAAATAAATGGGATTCCATCACCTGAATTAAAATTAACCGTCACATTAAACTTTTCAGATGTATAAGCCATAGGTTGTGTTGTATCACTACTATATGGGTATGTTAGATTCATCATCCAATTATAAGATGTCGCACTTTTTGTCACAAAACTTCTATGCCCCGTAACCGCAGTGTATCTTACAAATGTAAATTCATCATATTGTGGATAACCTTCCCATGGGACATTAGGGTTTGGTGGTGTGTTTAAGGTTGCATTTGCAATAGCATTAGTATAATAAAGAATGTTTCTATATGGTGTGTAAGTGGTTTTACCTGAGACCGTATTTTGAAATATGTTTGTTAATTTTCCAGATATTCTAAATGTATCACTATCTTGTCTTTCAGTTTCAAACTGGTCTGTTAAATTTACAGTTATTGACCTATCACCTTCAACCATAGTTCTTCTATCACCAATAAGTGGTGGTTGAATCCAAATGTCTTTGTCGGTATTGCCCGCAAATTGTTTAGAACCTAAAACTATTTGAATTTCGTTTTGATTAGACATCCTGATTAAAAATATATTTAGTTATGTATCTGTTCATTACACTTTTACCTTTAAATAAACCAAAATAGAAATGGTATGGTGCCCCAACAACAAATTTATCGTTTTGTCCCGGTGGGAATGTTGCGGTATTTCCATTACTATCCGTATTATAGATATATCCTTTCTTACCGTAATTTGTCGTGTTAAAGTAATTTGAAAATGGTGCCTGATAAAAACTCATCGTTTGGTATTTTTGTTTATAAAAACCTAAACCTTGTAATCCTGTTTGCCATTCGTTTTCATCAGAACCAAATATGGTATTAGTGTTCGCTAACTTCCATAAATAAAATGGAACTTCCTGAGTTTTAGGGTAACCAAAATAATTTGTTAGTGTTGGTGTAAATGTTGTAATTCCAGGAGTTAGTTTAATTCGGTTTTCGGTACTACCCGTAAAGAAAACACCAACTAACGCATCCCCTGAACCGGCAACGTATAACGAATCATCATTATAAACGTCATCACTAAATCCTTCGACACCATATTCTGAATTAATACTGAACAATTGTGCAATATCACCATCAATTCTATCCTCACTTCTTGAGAACATTCTGTTGATTGATGCATCTCCAATACCTAACATTTGACCTAAGAAATTGGAATTTATCAATCGTGAAATAATAAACAATTGTAATAAATCTGAGGTATCATTAAACGATGTAGATTGGAAGGTTTCCATTAGGTACCCTTCAAATTGTGGGTTAGCACATATTTCTTTTGTAAATTGGTCTCTCGGACCTAAATCCATTATTGTTGTTGGGAAATATAAGTTCCTTTCATTCATACCTCCATATCCGGCAGGTACAAATGGTGTTAATGGTACAAGTTTTCTTTTTGGCATTTGACCAACAAATTGGCTACCTGTGTAAGGTGTTGCCCGATAATACAATCCATTTGTTTTTCCTTCGGCATAAAATACAGGTCCTTGACCAGGTCTAAAGACGCTATCATAACTACCACAGAATTGATATTTTTTGGGTTGTCCTGTAATATTAAAAATTGTTTTTTTCTTAAACGAGAACATATATAAAGAACCGTTTACCCAATTATTCTGAAATACTTGTGAAAACACACCCCTACAAGCCCCAAACATCATTCTAAATCTAGCCTTCCACTCAATAAAATATTTAATATCCTTAGGTATTGAAATAATTAATGGTTTGTCCACAAAATAATAACACCCACCACTTACTCGTTTATTATCTAAATTTCCATCACAAGGGTCATTAACACCAAAACTTGTACCCGTACCACTATAACATTCTAAAAGTGTTAAGTTCTCACATTGTAAAGAACCGATAACAGCATCTGTAATGGCGTTAGAAGTGTCACCAGTTAAATCCGCTAAATTATTAGTCGTATCTGTTGGTTGTAATGAAACAAAAGGAGCCACCGTTCCATTACCATCTTCACCAACCAAATACACCGCAAAATTATCATTAAGGTGTAAAGAATATGATGTATTACCACTTGTTTGTGTTTTTGTTGATGTTGGTAACCTATCGGACCTTAACACCATTCTATTATTATTTGTAATTGTTACATTAGCATTTAACTGTAAATGGTACGCCGGTGACATTAATCTTGCTTGACTATTAGGGTTAGCAATAGGGTTAAAAGGTGTTCCAGCAGGTATACTGGAAGTTAATAGAGTACCCCCTTCAAAATTACCTTGTCCGATAAATGCGTTAGTTATGTAATTATACTGAAAGGTAAAATTATTAACAGTGTTATTACTAATAGCCCCTCCGTTATTTGAATAATGACCTAAATTATAACTGTCACCATTAAATGATTTATGAGTTGTTTGGCTTTTATCAGTTGAGTTATAGTAGTAAACTGAATTATTTGTGAATGAAGTAAACTGAGTTGGGTCCACAGTAAATCCATATGGTTCAAAGTATAGGTTAGCTCCATTATATGGTGAGGTTGTGGTATTATCTGTAACTTTATGTGTTTGTGGTGTCACATATGAACTATACCAAGGATACATACCTTGTCCAAATGATTGTGGACCCGAATTTGGTTGTATAGGTATATTCAAATGATATATACCCTCTACCGTAGGTCCATTTGATAATGCGTAACCAAATAATTTTGAGAGGTCATATTTTATTTTTTGTTTCTCAGTGTAAGGGTCAACCCCTCTACTAAGAATTAAAATTTCCATTTCTAAAAATCCATCTAAGAATTTCCACGGAGTGATATAATCATTATGATTAAATAATGGTGGTAATCCATAATTATATGTTTGTGTTTTTCTAAACAAATACTGATTTAATAAACCAGTTGTTCCACTTGTTATACCTGAAAATTGCTGAGTGGTGGCACCTGTAATAAGTTGGAAGTACTCGACCCCAGCTTTAAATTTATATTCTTTTCCGTTTTCAGTGATTTTTAATTTTAAAGTCCCACTTTGTACGTTACCGTTTGTATCAACCCAACTAAATTGTTTGTTATATAAACTGTTTGGACTATAAGGCGTTGAACCTGTTATATTATTTGTATTATACTGATTAATTGTCGTTAACCCTGTAGTGTTTGGGTCATTGATTGCACTTAAATCTGTAAAGGTTAATAATTGTCCTGGAGGCATATTTGATATGGTTCCTGAATCACATAACATAACAAGAACACTATCATCAAAGGTTGTTGATGGGTCAACCGTATTAGTAAGCGGATTAGTATTATTTACAGTAACTTTGATATGATTTAACCCGTCAAAATATCTTTGTCTTACGTTTGCTAAATTCATTGATTGAGCTAAATGAACGTCATATCCTATTGAAGGTATTCCCCCTTGTACTAAAAATTGCGTCACAGGAACTTTTAATAGTTTATCTAAGTTGTTTCCTGAATTCAGTACTTGATATCCTGCATATGCTTGTCTAATCGCATTATTATAACTTTCAGGACTACTAGATGTTGATGCATATGAACTATTATATGTTTCAAATGAAGATATAGAATTTAAATCCGCCAATGGACTAAAATTACTTGCTGATATAGTAATAGTTGCACTTTGTTGGAATGATGATTCATCAGGGGGTAATGCAACATCTTCACAAGGACATGCTTCACAATCAGGATAAGACATCATAGGTAAAGAAATTCTTTTAAATGGATTTTCTTTATCTAATGGGGTTATGTTTTCTTGTTTACAATCTTCTTTTTTCTTTTTAGCTGATATCGCGGCGATAATTAAACAAATTCCATATATAACTACGTTTATTATCCATATTATAAGATTTATTATTATTCGAATTACAGGGTATAATAATGCTAAAACATGTAATATTATAATTAAAGACACAAAAACAGGTGTTAAAATTGTAACAAGTAAGTTTAATATGAATACCAAGAAATCAAAATTTCTAACACCATCGTTAACCGGAAACTTATTAACCGTATTAACACAAGTCCTATCTGTAATATCTTTAATACCTAAATGTCGTAATCTATTTGAACCCCATTTCCATCTATCAACTAATCCAGATATGGTATAAACTTTATTATAATTAAATTGGTAGAACCTATCTTCACAATCAATAGCCTCTTGTATCATTTGTTGGCCTATTGTTGTTGTTGGGTCCCCGTATTCAGTCCAATCTAAACTAAAGGCGTATGAATATAACTGAGCGTCCGTATCGGTTGGCTCGTCATTATTATTAGATGACCAACCCCATTCTTTAACATTAGGAACTAAATAATCACCACGCATAATACTATTTTCCATACCAGCCTCGTTCTGATATTGAATTCTAAATCTGTATTTACCTTTTGTTGGGATTCCTACTGATGGGTCATTTGACAATACTTGTTCCCCGAATTCATTAGTTGTGACATAATCTAAGTTCATAGGAACTTCAATTAACCACGTTCCGTTGTCATCAATTACTTTACCACCTTCAGGTAATGTGTATTGTTCTAAAACAGGTCTTCCATCATTATCGTAATTAATTGTTTGTCTAACCGCTAAAATTCTACCAGGAGCGGTAACTAAACTACATAGATTACCTGTTTCTTTTCCGGGTTTACAATTTGTTTTCAAATAGTCTTCATCGGCCGATGAAAAAATTGACCCCATAAAAACAGCGTGAGGTTTAATATCAATTCCAAAATCTCTTAAATCAAAATCCGCCCTTGTAATCCCAACATTACATAATTCGGTTTCACCCCAAAATGAAGTAACATCGACATCTTGTTTTATATTAACAATTTGTGGTAAGGAATTTAAATCTGTTGATGATTTGAATTGGTCTCCATCAAATTGCTCAGCTGTAGCTAATCCTGCCCTTATTAAATCTGCAGGTCTTAGAGAAAAACAACCAATGTTTGATAAATCTAAATCTAAAATTAATGTTTGAATTCCAAGTGGTGCTCCGATTATCATAAAGTCGCCACTTTCATTAGTTTTAACGGTAAACTTATAATACTTTTCGTATACCTCTAAAACTTCAGTTCTTGTTAAAACATCATTTTTATCAGGAAAAGTTCCAGTTGCTGTATGCCCATCATATTCTTTTACATAAGGTAATAGGTTATATCTATAACCATCTTCATTTTTTTGTTCTACGTTTTTATAAGGATAAAGTGTGGATATTACCGGGTCATTTTCATCTATAGCATCAAGAGGAATAAATATGGATACATTTGCGTTTGGGACCCCATATCCACCATTAACTATAACCCTACCAGCAACTACACCATAATCAGCACAAAATCTCGTATAAACGTCTTCTTGTCTTAATTTTAAAGATAGTATTTCTAAAAAATCAAAATCCTGAGTGACGTTAATTCTTATACTTCTTTCTTTTTTTCCCGGTGTTGATTTTATCCTATAACTTTTGGTCATTTGCACTTTTAAAATAAATAGTTATTTTACCCATTTTAAAAATAGGTAAGTAGTTTAGGAAATAAATAATCTTAGGAGAAATCTACGGTTGAAAGATTTTTAACATATACTCGTATGTCTTTATTATCAAAACGTATTTGATAAATTTGAGACGGTTCAGCGTAAATATTATCATCAATTAATCTAATCTCACGAGTCGCTTTATTAACATATGCTTGTGATGTTTCTGATGTTGAATATTGTCCACCCACTAAGTTAAAAACTTGTAAATTTGATAAACTTATCACTCCGGCAGTATTTTGAATTAATCTTCTTACATCCGATACGTTTACGTTTTGACCCATATCACGATTTCCAGGTGTCATATAATTCGAAACCTGATTAATAATTTCAGTAATTACTTGTCCTCTATTAACATTAGATTCTACGACCACGTAAATGTCGAAAGCCAAATCAATAACTTTAGCCACATCAATTTGTATATAGTCATTAATCATCCTATATTTAGATAGGTAAGTTGCTAAGTTTGATTTAAGGTGATTTGATACCGTTTGTGTTAATTTACCATTCTCGTCGTAAGCCAAAATTTGAACTGTGATTTTATTATCCAACTCAGTTATCGCTACTTTTGCTGGTGCTCCAAATTTACCAGGCATTGTATCAATTAATGATTTATAGTCATTTACGGTTACCGCCCTTTTTTGTGCCGCAAAATTAAAAGTGACCATGTTTCTTACTTCTTCTGTTGTTGGTGGGTTAGCTCCTCCAATTGCGGCGGTAACGTTATTAACCGTTAAAGAATCAACTACATTTGAATTAATCGATATTGATGGTCCGTTCACGGCAAAATCAATTGTCCCTACTTGATTAATAACACCGACACCAACATTTGACGCTAAACCCCCACCCGTTCTGTATTGTATAAAAAGAGTTGTGTTTGGTTGAACCGTTAACCCTAATCCAATATTGTTTTGGTAATTAGCTAAGTCTAAGTTTATCCCTAATTTTGCAAAGTTTGCTAATTGTATATTTGGAGTTGTTGTTCCTCCACCAAATTGGACTTTTAAGAACCCTTCTGCGGTATATTCACTAATAAACCTGTTATCAGTTTTAATATATTTTCCAACTTTAACTCCAGCGTTATCAACGGGTTTTGTTGGGTCTTCTATAAATACAGTATCCTCAGCTAGAGCATCAACTTCATACCATTTATTTGTTGATGTTGCGAATTCCGTATAGTCCGGAACATTTGGATAATTAGTTCCGTCTTTTTGGATAATTGAATTAATACCTAAAACGTTTCTTTCAGGTAAAAAGAAATTAAAGAAAGGAACCACATCAGATGGATTAATTACTCTTTTAAAAACTTTGGTTGTTCCATTAACCACAACCTCTTGTTTTGTAATTACATAATTAATAATTTTTTGGTTAGCATCAAAAGTTGGTACTTTAGTTCTATTAACTTCACCTTCTTGATTATATTGATTGGCGAAGTCAATGTCATAAATGGTTTCGAATGTGTTACCTCCACCGTTAAATTGTGACCCTGCCCTTAAAATTCCTAAATATCTAAAATCTTCAGCGTCCCCTAATGGTGGGACTGTAATTGAAATATTAACCACAGCAACTGATGGTCTGTAACCTGGTATTTTTAAACCATAAGTTCTAGCAATATTAAAAATTGATGACTTCTGTTGGGCGTATTGTAATACAGTCTCTTGTATACTCCTGTCAATATGGTAATGTAAATTATCGGCGACCGCAGCATTTAAATCCATTAAAACAGAGAATACAGACGCATCATTAAAATTTTGAACGAGTTCAGGATAATACTGTTTAGTGTAATTTATTAAACCATCTCTGATTGATTCAAAATCCCTATCGGTATAGTTAATTTTATTATTAGCCATATTATATGTTAATTATAACGAATTGTCGACTACCAAATGCCCTTGCATCATTTGTATAATCAATTTTTATTTTTGCACTATATTCTGCGGTGTTTGCTCCCGGTATACGATAAATACTTGCCTGACCCAATAATTCATAATCCAATTGTCCTGCAGTTTCACCGGCATCAGTATAGGATTCTACAGTAATACTATTAATAGTAACATTTGGTATGTATTTTGAAATTTGTTCTTCTATTTCAGATTTAATCTCTTCAAAGGTTGCTCCATCAAGAGGTTCAAAAATATACTCATACAATCTAGTACCAAAATCAGGTAAAAAATATCTTGACCCTCTTCTAGTTAATAATAAATGAACAATATTTGCCCTGATTTCTTCATCCGTAGTTTCAGTTAATTTTAAATAATTACCCTTTTCACTTTGTATGAATGGAAAATTTATACCATATGTAATTCCGTTAGCCATATTAGATAAATATAGTGTCTCGATATTTTCAATAAATAGTTATAAAATAAAAAATCCCGACATAGTGTCGGGATTAATGTCGTGATTAGGATGAACACCCAAAACAATCAAAGTCACTATTTTCAGGTTTTGGTGGTAAGTTCATATCACTATAACTAACAGTGGGAACTTCAACTTTAACTTTAGGTTGTTGTATTTTTGATACGTCAACCGCCAAGTGTTTAGCCCCTGTTGAAATAGCTTTGGTTCTAACATAATAACATAATGTTTTCAAACCACTTTCCCAAGAGTGGAAGTGTGATGATGTGATTTTAGATAAAGTTGGGTTACCCATATAGATATTCATTGACTGTGATTGGTCGATGAATGGTGCTCTATCGGCAGCCATATCAATTAATTGTTTCTGTGAAATCTCCCAAATTGTTTTATACTTAGGTATTAAGTGTTCAATTCTTTTTACTTTTTTCAAATAATTTTTGTCTTCAGAATCTAAGTAATTATTAAAATTAATATTTTGAATCGACCCTTCATTTAAGATAATTTCATTTTTTAAATCTTCAGACCAAATACCAATCTTTTCAAAATCATTGATGAGGTATTTGTTAACAATCATTATTTCTCCACCGACAACTCGTCTATTAAATATTGCCGAGTGAGCTGGTTCAGTCATTTCGTATGAACCTGTGATTTTTGCTGAAGACGCAACTGGCATTTGTGCGGTAAATAATGAATTACATATACCATAGTCAGAAACACTTTTCTTTAGTTTGTTCCAATCCCACATTCCTGAAAGTTCTGTTTCATTAACTCCCCACATATCAAATTGGAAAATACCTTTTGACATTGGCGAATCTTTAAAGAATGAATATGATTTGTATTTACCGTTCATACATAACTCATTACTTTCTGTAATTGCTGCATAATAGATAGTTTCAAAAATATCTTTATTTAATTTTTTAGCATCATTCGATGTGAAAGTATAATCCATTAAATAAAATACGTCAGCTAAACCTTGTGTTCCAATAGCGATTGCTCGTTGTTCTAACCCACCTTTTAAACCTTTTTCTGTTGAGTAATTATTAATGTCGATAACTTTGTTTAAAGCCTTAACAACTTTACGTGTTTCTTCATATAATAAATTGAAATTAAACTCCCCGTCTTTAACGAAGTTTTTCAATACCATAGATGATAAAGTACAAATTGCAGTAGTCTTTTCATCGGTATATTGGTAAATCTCATTACACAAGTTAGATTGTTTAATCACTCCAATATTTTGGTGGTTAGTCTTTCTATTTGCATTGTCCTTAGAACATAGATAAGGAACTCCCGTTTCTACTTGTGACTCAACAATTTTAGACCATATGTCTTGTGCTTTAACTTTTTTACCAAGACCCATACTAACCGCAGTGTTATAAACGTCTTCGTATTCTTCGCCATAACATTCTTGTAAACCTTTTAATCCCGCCTTTTTAATATCATTAGGACAGAACAAATACCAATCAGCGTTATTTTTTACAGCCTTCATAAAATTATCAGGAATCCAAAGTGCCGTAAATAAATCACGAGCTCTTAGTTCTTCAGCACCTGTATTCTTTTTAATATCTAATAAATCAAAGATATCTTTGTGCCATGGTTCAAGATAGATAGCAGCACTACCAGGTCTACGACCTTGTTGATTAAAGAATCTAAGTGATTCATTAACAATCTTTAAGTATTTTAAAAGTCCACCAGCATAACCACCTGAAGTCGATATTCTACTTTCTTTACTACGGATGTTTGACATTGAAAGTCCGATACCAGCAGCGTCTGAAGAGAATGTTGAGATGTCTCTTAAAGTTCCTAACAAACCTTCTCTTGAATCTGAATCATTATAATGTAATACGCAAGATGCTAATTGTGGAACTTTTGTACCCGAGTTAATCATGATAGGTGTCGCCTTGGAAATTAGTTGGTTTGATAAAGAGGTGTAATATTCTTTAGCCTGTTCCAACGTATCTGTAACCCATAACGCAACTCTCATATACATATGTTGTGGTCTTTCAATAACCAACCCTGTTGGTCTTTTTAACAAGTACATCTCTTGTAAAGACCTCCAAGCAAAATAATCAAAGTTATAATCATTTTCATGATTGATTATGGAGTCAATGTTTTCTTCACCGTATTGATTTATCTTGTTCATCAACTCTTCATGAACGACACCATCACCATATAAAACTTTCATGGTATCACAAAAACTATCTGAAGTTTCTTTATGGTAAGATGAAATAGCAACTGAAGATGCAAGTCTTGAATAGTCATGATGACTTCCGGTATATGCCGCAGCAATTTCATAAATTAACTTATCCAACTCTTTAGTTGTGACTTTACCTTCTGTTGGTACAGAAGTAATGACTTTGATGAAAATTTCATCAGAGTTAACGTTTAATCCTTTTGCGGAACGCTTTACTCGGTTGTAAATCTTTTGTGGGTTAAATGCCACAAGGTCTCCGTCTCTTTTAATTATTTTTAATGACATGTTATAAAATTTAAAAATCGTCTGTGAATGTTATAGTTTCGTTTAACTTCGCTTTTTGGTATTCCATTGTTCTTGATTCAAAGAAATTACCTTTAGTTTCAACCGCAATTTGTTCCATGAACTTAAATGGTTGTTCTACATTAAATTCTTTACTACATCCGAATTTAAGTAATAGACCATCAACAACAAACTCCAAATATTGTTTCATCAAGTTTGAATTCATACCGATTAAAGATACAGGTAAGGATTCAGTGATAAATTCTTTTTCAATTTCCAAAGCCGATAACAAAATCTCTTTAATTCTTTTTTCAGATGGTTTTTCTTCCAAGTGGTTATTCAACAAGTGAATTGCAAAATCACAATGTAAGTTTTCATCTTTAAAGATAAGTGAGTTAGCATTACATAGTCCTTGCATAATTCCTCTTGATTTCATCCAGAAAATAGAACAAAATGAACCTGAAAAGAAGATACCTTCAACGGCAGCAAACGCAACTAATCTTTCAGCGAATGATGCATTTTCAATCCATTCTAATGCCCATTTAGCTTTCTTTTGAACTGCAGGTAGTCTATCAATCGCATTGAAACACTCGTCCTTTTCTTTGGCGTTTGAGATGTACGTATCAATCAATAATGAATACATTAATGAGTGAATGTTTTCCATCGCCAATTGGATTCCATAGAAAAACTTAGCTTCAGGATATTGAACTTCACGATAGAAGTTTTCAGCCAAGTTTTCATTTACAATACCATCTGAAGCCGCGAAAAATGACAATACGTTCTTAATAAAGAATTTTTCGTTGTCTGTTAAATTTTCCCAATCTCTGATGTCATTTGTTAAATCGACCTCTTCTGCCGTCCAAAATGCGGCTTGGTGTTGTTTGTAATATTCCCATATATCATTGTGTTCGATAGGGAAGATGACGAACCGACCAGGGTTTTCTGTTAATATTTTTTCCATAATTTTTAATTAATTTAAGATTGTTGTTCTTTTTGCTTTTTCTTTTCTAAAAGCTCTTTGATTCTATTTCTGTTTCTATCTTCTTTTTGTTCTTCTAAACCTAAGAAAGTAACACTTTGTTCTGTATCTATTTCAAGCATTGCGTTGTCGAATTTACAATTTTCAAACACAATACCATCTTTTCCGATTCTTGATTTTGTAATCGCTATGGTTGCCAAGTTCATTTCTTTTTGTTGTAATGATTTAGCAATCGTAATGATTACGTGACCAACTTGAGCCTTTTTAATTGACCCACCCATTTGGTCTGTGGTTACAACATCTGATGAAATCGAATTACGATTTCCTTGTGTTGCCGTCCAACCTGCAATATCCAATTCGTGACACATCGCCTCAAATGCTCTCATAACCGAACCTTCACTTTTCCACTCATCTCCCAACATTTTATCAGGAACCACACAATCAATGTAATCCAAGATAACCATATCTACTTTATTACCCTCAGCAATCATTTTTCTAACCTGATTTTTAATCTGGTTCATAGTGACCGTGTCTGAAGGTAACTTTTTCATTATCAATTTATTTTTTCTTGTAGATTGGATGTGTCTTACTTTTTCAATAACATCTTCTCTATTTTCTGTTAAATCGTCAGGGTGCATTCCAGTCCAAAGTGTAATGTGTTTTCTTTGGATAATTTTAGGATTGTCTTCAAAAAATATTTGTAAAACATTATATCCCAAATTAAATGCGTGGTTTGCAATTTTTGTAGTAAATGTAGACTTACCAACTCCTGTAGGTGCTAATATAACGCCAATTTCTCCTTTTGCCAAACCTCCACGAAGAAGATTGTCAATACCAGGGATTCCAATTGGAACCGGGTGTCTATAGTCGTCATCTAAAACCTCATCAAGGTTAAAGAAAACGTCGGTTGTTCCTTTATCAACTTCACCAACTTGTAAGGCTCCTCTTACCATCTCTTCTAAGTGGTCATAACTTTCAAACTCACCTTTATCAATGATTGATTGAGCCTTTGTCATAACCTTCTGTAATTCTTGTTGTTTACAGAATTTTAATGACTTCTCTTGAACGAAGATTGAACCTTCATCAGATACGTCTTTTACTTGTTTTAATGTGTCCAAAACACTCTTCTGAGCCATTGGAGAGGAGATTTCTGACTTTGTTAGTTGTTCTAAAGTATCAAATGTAGGAGTATGTTCATATTTTGAATAATACTCCTTAATCATTTGACAAATGATACGAAAATACTGGTTATCAAAGTAATGTGGGTCAATGACTTCGAGAATCGAATTTGAGAAATCCTTGTATAC